TCTATCACTGATTGATAAATGTGTTGGAAGTGATGGAGGTCACTTTGATATTGCTCGGGTAGTTCATGCAATGTATAAAGACCGTTATCGTTATACAAGTAGTGATACTTGGTATGCATTTGATGATAATAAACATAGATGGGTAAGAACCAGAGAAGGTATTAAACTTCGTACAATTCTATCCACCAATATTTGCAGTAAATTCTTACAAAGAGCAATGCATTGGAATGAGATGGCATATCGTGATGAAAACAACAGAGCTTCTTATGAAGAAAAATCCAAGAAAGTATTGGATATTGCTAAAAAACTGAAATCGGCAGGTTACAAAGCATCAGTTATGACAGAATGTAAATGTTTATTTACAGATGAGAAATTTGAAGAACTATTAGATTCCCATCCACATTTATTCGGATTTGAGAATGGTGTATATGACCTCAGAATGCACGAATTCCGTGATGGATTACCAGATGATTATGTATCATTCTCAACGGGTTCACATTATTCTAAATTTGATGAATCAACTTTAGAAGCAACAGAGATTGAACTATTCCTAAGTCAAGTATTTGCAAAACCCGATATTCGTAGATATATGAAGGATATTCTTGCGATGTGTCTGGATGGTGGCATCCGTCAAGAGAAATTCTATGTATGTACAGGAAGCGGATGTCACGCACTGGATACTTCAATTATGATGTATGATGGAACTACTAAAAAGGTTCAAGATATTGAAGTAGGAGAATATCTAATGGGTGATGATAATACACCTCGTATAGTAAAAGAACTATTCCGTGGTGAAGATGAAATGTATACAATTCAACCTATTAAAGGAGACCCTTTCATTGTAAATAAAGACCATATTCTATCCATTAAGTTTACAAACTTGGTTTCTATTTCAAAACGCACCGATGGTTATTATACTAAAACCCCACATTATCGTGTTGCTTGGTTTGAATATAATAAAAATAAAGCATTATCACCCATTCGTAAGTCAAAAACACTATCCACTCGTGAAGAAGCAGAATCTTATCGTGATACATTAAATGTACAAAATATGGTTCATACAGGAGATGTTCTTGATATTAAAGTATCAGATCTTCTTCAATGGCATTCTTGGTGGCTCAAAAAAGGTAATATAACTCTTTACAAAAGTGATAAAATTCTATTTGAAGAAAAAAAATTAGACATAGACCCTTATCTACTTGGACATTGGCTCGGCGATGGTCATTCTAATAGTGCAGTATTTACAACAATGGATCAAGAAATTGTACAATATTATGAAGAAACACTCGTAAACCATAAACTATCTGTTTATTCTGATAGTGATAAGGCAAAAACATATGGTATTAGTGCTGAAAAAGGATTCAAGAATACATTCCTTAAATCACTTCAAAATAATCATCTAATTCGCAATAAACATATTCCACAGAATTATAAAACAGCATCTGTACAACAGCGACTTGAACTACTTGCAGGTATTATTGACTCCGATGGTCATTATCAATCTAACTCTAACCAATATGAAATTATACAAAAAAATAAAAAGCTTATGGAAGATATTGTGTATATTGCGCGTTCTCTTGGATTCGCTTGTTATATGAAAAAAATTAATAAGACATGTACAAATGCTAAAAATGGACCTAAAACAGGAATCTATTATCGTATTCAAATTTATGGCGAAGGTATTGAAAATATTCCGTGTAAACTAACATATAAATGTGCTCATGCTCGTACAAAAAATAAAAATGCTCTACTTGATGGTTTCAATATTCAAAAAGCTACAGTAGATAACTATTATGGATTTGAACTTGATGGAAATCATCGTTATCTTATGGGTGACTTTACAGTAACTCATAACTCAAATGGTAAATCAAAAATATTTGAATTACTACAAAAATCCATTGGAGAATATTATTGTATTCTCCCAGTAAGTTTAATTACACAGAAACGTGCAGCTTCTAATGCAGCCCAATCAGAATTAGAGAGAACCAAGGGCAGACGGTTTGCTATTATGCAAGAACCGGGTGAAAGTGAAAAACTAAACATTGGTCTAATGAAAGAATTAACGGGTGGAGACAGAATTATGGCTCGTGGATTATTCAAAGAACCGATTGAATTTAAGCCCCAATTTAAGATGGTATTAACCTGTAATGAATTACCAGAAGTACCCAGTGATGATGGAGGTACGTGGCGTCGTATTCGTGTGATTGAATTTAAAAGTAAATTCGTAGAAAACCCTACATTACCAAATGAACATCCACTTGATATTGAATTAAGTGATAAGTTTGAACGATGGGCTCCGGTATTTATGTCAATGCTACTGGAACATCATAAGAATATGGATGCAAAGACAGTTAGCGAACCAATGGATGTTCGTATTGCGACAGAAGGTTATAAGAAGAATAATGATTTAATAGGTCAATATATTGAAGACCGTATTGAAGTCACCAAAGATAAGAAGAAACGCTTTCAAATCCAACTTATGCAAACTGATTTCCGCACTTGGGCTATACAAAATATACCAAAGGGTAAGAAAGTACCTGAAAGAGCTCAAGTCAAAGCTTATATGGAACGAACATTTGGTGCATATCCTAAGATAGGTGGATGGATTGGCTTACAATATAAAGCGACTCCTCAACAAATGCAATTAGTTGATGAGGAAGAGGATGAGGAATAAAAAGTTTCACATTATATTTCTTTTTATAATATTTTTTTTGTATAAAAATTGATTCTATTCTTTTGGTTAAGGAGAAGCCTCCATAATATATATAATGACTACCAATACAAATATCGAACGAGCCATTATGCATGTCGCCGAAATGTTAAAGACACGTGGAGACGATGTATCTGGTTTTTTAGAAGAAGCCAAGGAACATCCTCCAGCAAGTTATTATAGTCGTATCATTGGACTATCATCTTCTCATACAAAAGTATTTTTCGCGCTAAATAAGGAACTTGCAAAAGACCATATTAAAGAATGGAAAGATAGTACCGGTCAAGATATTATTGATACTTATGACCGTAAATCATTTATGATTGTTTTAACTGAGAAACCTTCATCTACCAGTCTAACCACGTTAGAACTAAAAGATAAAGCACTTGCTTCTCTCGGTGGAATAATGCAAATGTATTTACTCAAGGAACTACAATATAATCCATCCAAACATAGTCTTGTTCCTTTACACGAAAAGATGACAGAAGAAGATGTAGTTACACTATTAACTTCTTATCTATTAAAAAATAAATTTCAATTGCCTGCAATTCTTAAGAGTGATGTAATGGCACGTTATCTTGGTTTAAAACACGGTGATGTTGTAAGAATTATTCATTATAATGAATGTTCTGGACAATACTATTATTATCGTGTTTGCGCCGCACGTTAATGTTCTTTTTCTTCAGGATACATTAGAAGAATGGGTATCATTGACGTTCTAAAAGTTGATATCGCAGGTAAAGTTAATTATATCAAACAAAACTTTACAAAGTACACTGATTCTGCAGGTACAGTCCAATATGTATTGAATGATTATTTGAAAGATTCAACTGCAGCTGGATTTATAGCAGGTACTAATTTTGGCACAACGAATTTAAAAAGTATTTTAGATTATGCAACATTTAAAAGTACTGGTATAAGTGCAAGTTGTCCTGCTCCTACAGCAACATCACCCGTATATAAATTAAATGGAAGTACTTGGGATTCTGAAGCTTGGACTTTAATTACAGATACAAGTGCCGCAACAAAGTATAATCTAAGTGGTTTCTTTAATATAGCAAATTGTACTGCATCTAAAGATACTTTAGAAACAATTGCTATGAATTATGATTTACTTCGTAATAATTGGAATAACTTTAAAAATTTATTAAATGTTACATTAAAACCGTATAATGTATCTGGTTCTCCAATTATTTGGACTGGTAAATATTTTGATACAGCAGGTGGAAACAGACAATATAGCACAAGTACATCACCTTTTGATTTACATACTGGATTTGATTTAGATAAAGCCGTTGATAATAGTGAAATAAATCTCTTTGTTTGCCAACGTATTCTTTATTTATTTATCATTGTTTCTGAAATATATGCAGCAATGTATATGTGGGAAAAATATGTTGCACCTGCATCTGGTACGAATCTCACCCCATACTTACTAAATCTATTGTTAAATCGTTTAAATACTCTTCTAAAAATAAACGATGATTTTACCAAAGGTAATAATACAGATATTACATCAGTATTAGATAGTGAATATACTAAATATAGAAATAATCAAGATACAATTAATAATGCTAAAACAGATTTAGAAAGAATTCAATTAGATTTGGCAAATAATAAATCCTATATGGATGGTCAAAGTAAAATTGCTAAAAAGATGAGTACATTGAGTATGATATCTTGGATAATTGGAATTGTAGTTATTGTTGCTATTTTAGCCGTATATTTCATACCATTAGAACCCGCTCAAAAACGCGCAACAATGATTAGTCTTTTTGCATTCGGAGCTTTATTAAGTTTACTATTTTATTTCATTGGACGTAGTATTCAAAAAGAAGCATTCGTTGGTTCATTCTATGATTTATCAGGTCTTGAAGCTACTACAAATACACTTGCGAAAGGTGATTATGCAAATGGTACACTCTATCCTTTTGTCCTACAACAAATATCTGATTATTTAACAAACACAACTATAATTGCCAATCAATTACAAACAACACAAGTATATCTAAATGTAAATGATGCTATGTCTCAACAAGCCAATTATTACGATGGAACATTGAAACAAATGGACTTGGGTAGTGAAAAGGCTGATAACTTGGCTAAGATACTCTACTTAGATAGTACAGTGGCTTACTCAAATGTTATTTTCGTCATTGGATTATTATTAATTGTAAGTGTAACTGCTCTATTATCTATTGCTGTTAAAGCACAAGGTACAAGAACCGTCATTTTCGTTATTGCAGGTATCCTATTATTCTTACTATGTCTCATCTATATCTTACGTATCGCACCTCGCGTTCGCACTGATGCCCATAAATACTATTGGGGAAAACCAGTGCAATTCTCTAAATCTTAATATAATTTTGCCAAATTCTCTTTATATGTATCTTTTACAGAAGTTACGGTTGCTGCAATCGTTTGTTCTATAATTCCTTCTTTTTGTAACCATGTCTTCGGAAGAACATTGTACGGATGATTCTCATTTGCTAATACATATACAAATGCAACATACGATACCGCTAATAGAATACTAATCGCTATATGACGTGTACTCACAAAGAACATACACGCTAAAATAATTGTTTGTAAACCAGGATGACGAAACATACGCTTTTGGGCATCCGTCGCTTCAAACATCAAGTTTCGCGAACCCAACTGAAGCATAAATATTGATAATACAGATAATATTGATGTATCCATCTTGAACCTACCTTATAACAATAAACTATTTATTCCTTTCTCCTTGTATTCTCTTTCTCTCGGTTTCCCAAGAATATGTATATCCGCTAACAAGAATAATATACATAATGCAATCAATACTGCCAATCTATCATTTACTATAAATATCGCATATACACCTAAAAGTGCTATCATCGTAACAATCGGATTGTTAAATAACTCTATAACCCACACTGGATAAGGTACGCTTGGTAACGAGGCACTCCAAATAAAAATGGCAGCAACCATTCCATTTAAAAGTGCGTAAATGAACTCCATCCTATACAGCATTTCACAATTAAAAATCTATTTTATGATTAGGAGTTTTTATTATGAGTTATTGTACCATAGCGGAAGCATGGGGTGTTGACTCATTTAAGACTAAAAAGAAGATGGGTTGTGCCGTACCATCTCCTAAGGCATCCGCTGACCCTTATGACCCTTTTAATCCTGAAGCATCTGGTCGCGAATTATCGGGTATATACAATGGTCCTAACCCAAATGCACCAAACGCACAAAGAACCAGAATGTCTCAGTCCGGACAATTGATTGCCGAACCCTTTGAAACACAACAAATGGGATTATCTGATAGAACGACATACAATGGTCTTGCAAATGATTATAGTTATGCTTGTAAAACGTATGGCGTATGTTCTCCTATTGAAAAGTTCACAGGAGGACCACCTCTACCAACGACACCTTCTCAAGCAAAAACAAGCCCAGGAACGTGTGGAACTCAAGTACCTATATACCAATATCCTCTTTCCGATGATATTAAGAAAAACATAAATAAAGCATTACAAGTACAAAATGAAGAATTCGGAGGTCAAAATACTATCACCAACAACAACCAAGCACCAACACCCCCTCAAAAGTCCGTTCAAGGATACTTAGATGATGAAGAATTACAAGATTATCTAACATTAAATGAACTTCAATCCACTCCCGCTGCTAAACCAATTCAAATGACATCTACCGATACAAGCTTAGTTCCAAGTATTACGGGTATCCCCTCCAAATTTGAAGAACCCAAATATACACCTTATGTTCGTCAAACCGAACTTGTCAGTGAAATCACAAATGCTCGCTCACCGGCTTCCAACTCAAGTTTATCTATCCTTGAACCTTATGACTGGAAACGTACCGCATTTGATTTACTCATTTATGTAGTAACAGGTATTCTATTGATTTTCCTATTGGAACAAATGTTTAAATTAGCAATAATGGTTGGAATGAAACAAACCGTTTCAATGCTTGAACCCTATTTGGCTGAAATAATGAAAAAAGCAGTTACAAATGTCTAACGTCTCCGTAATGCAGGTTGAGCTGGTTTTAATTCAACCGGATTCCAAGAAATATATACTACCCCTAAATGAGGTTCTGGTAGAATCTGAACCAAAAAACCAACCCGTCTTAAACTGGATACTAAATTTTCAATACAATCTCCACGATTAAATAATGGTAATCCAATAATCAACGGTGGTATCTCAAAGAAACAACATTGACCACCGTGGTTTGCAACGTTTCTTATACGATAATGACACTTCTCTAATACTGTATCAAAACATTCCTTTTGACTGCGTCGTTTACTTTCACGCATATTGTATAATTCTTGTAATGATATTTGTGGTGGTGACATTCTTCTATAGGTAACATTAGACCTAATTTTTAACTTTTTTACGCAATTGTCTCATTGCCAATTGTATATGTCTATGGTATCCATTGATAAACATAATGAAACTACCCCTTTTACGTATGCCTTTTAATGCAGAATCAACAATTTGTTTACGAGTAAATAGCGGATTCGCTAAACGTAATTCCATATAATATAAAGCCCATACAGCACAATTTCCTCCAATATCTTTTGCTCCATAATTTAATTCATTTGCATCTATCCTTTGAAATCCAATAGGACATACTAACATTGGTGGTATATATGTACCAATGCGGTCTCCAAAATATTTCGTAATTGCATTATCTAATCCAACCGTATCAAATTCATTGTAATCTCCCCCATTTGGTTCATAACGTTCTAATTCACGTGTGGTTTTATCATAAATAAGTGAATTGGCGTGTCCTTCTATAATTTCAGGAGATGTTAATAAAATACCAAATACAATATATCTAACTTCTGGATTTGTCATTCCATTCTCCCAAGTTTCTTTGAAATCGGAACTCGCTGTTAATTTCAATGTATTCCACTTAAAGACTCCTTTTGAAATAGAAGAAATAGAACCGTATTTAGATTGAAGATATCTCATTGATAATGCATGATTTGCTCCAATTTCTGTTGTAAAGAGATATGTTTCACTCAATTGTGAATCTAAGAAATGTTCATGAATGTTGATTTTATTTGCTTTCTTAGAAGACACTAATCCCTGAACACGTTTTCCAGTATTACTATCTGATTTAACGCAACGAAGTGTTTCTGGATTTAATATTTCTTCTGGTAAATCACAAGGCATTGGTTTAGGTGTGCTATTTCGTAATATATCAAAACACTCTAAAAACTCTTTTGTATGATTCCGTAGTTTTTTTATAATATTTGTGTGTATTTCATCAAATGATAACTCAGGATGTTTGATGCGTTCGGATAAATAGTTTGCAGTGAATGCAGTGTGTGCTGTATAATTATCTGCAGAATATCCATTCTCACTTAGAGTTGTCATAAAGAGTTTATAATAACGTTCATTGAATTGCGGTATAACAATAGTAAGTGGGTTTTCCATTGGAACGAGTGTTTGCATTTTTGGAATCATCAAATCAGATATTGTCTTTTTTAACAAAAACTTTTCACCAAATATTTCTATACTTGATGGTAATTTATCATCAAATACTTCAAGTGTTCCAGTTGCTTTATTTAATATAGAAACAACTAAATGTTTCCGATTGTTTTTTATTTTACCACATAGTGAATTAATATTTATAAGAATTATAGGGAAAGCAATTAGTTTAACAGAAACATCATTTGAAAATAAAGATAACCGTTTAAATTGACTTATGGTTAATTTGGGAGGTATTAACTTACGAGTTTTTTTGCCAACGCCTAATGGAAGAATATCTTCATTATTTTTTACAAGGGGTCTTTCTGAATAAATTGTTTTATATTCTTTATAACCTAATCCACATTTATAGACGAACGTATTATCTTTATTAAATTTAATTAATTTTGGAAAATAAGATTTGACATTTAATGTATTGACAATATAATTGAAAAAACGTGTGCTACCATCATATGAGTTTATTGTCATACTTACACAAAATGATTAAAATAAATCGTTTTCTCTTTATTTAAGAGTTCATTTCATTTTAGTTTAATAATGATTCAACATATTGTCTTTAGTGGAGGTGGTGCAGATGGTATAGCATATATAGGTGTCATTAAAGCATTAGAAGAAGCAAATATATATTCCAATTTAAAACACTCGGCAGGTACATCCATTGGGTCATTATTTGCATTTTTAGTTAATATTCAATTGTCTTCCGTCCAAATAAAAGAATGTTTAATATGTTGGAGTAAAAAGATTGAATGTCGTTACATAACAATGACATCATTTTTAAATGTATTTCAAAGATTATATTGCGATGATTATACAATAATAATCACATTATTAGATGCATATTATGCATATGCTGAAATATCAAAGGATATAACATTCGTCCAATTGGCAAAGCGTACAGGGAAAACGCTTACTGTATGTGCCACTTGTTTAAACACCAACGACTCTACTTATTTTAATGTAGATAATACACCTAATATAATTGTATATGATGCACTTATTGCTTCAATGGCTATACCGATGGTATTTCCTCCCAAAATAATTCAAGGCAAACATTATGTAGATGGTAGTACGACGAATAGTTTTCCAATAGAAGCATTTATTCATAATATGTATCATAAAGAAGTAGTAAACATTCATAGTATTTATGGATTCTATCTTCGTAATATAAATAGTCAGATTACAGAGAATCCTTGTAAAAACTTTCTAAGTTATTTTGGAACATTGCTTCATATAATTCATAGAAATAACATTTTAAACATTCAACATTATAGTCAATTGTTGCCAAACTTCATTTGTTTATCAACAGAATTAGAATTAGGTGTATTACCGCTTGTATGGGATGCAAAAGGATGTCGCCTTTTACTTTCAGAAGAAAAAATAGAATCAACTATAAATAAAACATACGAAACGGTTAAACTAAAGATTGGGCAAACTTGAATAGAGCATCTTTGGTACGAGGACCATCATATTCTTTGTCCTTGCCATCCTTCTCAGCGCGAATGGATGGGAATCCTTGGATACCCTTTTGTTTAATAACTTCGGGCTTATCTTCGGAACTTACCTTCTCTACTTCAATGGGAAGTTTAGCATCCTTTACTTTTTGAGCGAAGGAATCCCAATCGGGCATCATATCTTTGCAATGAGGACACCAAGGAGCATAGTATAATGTTACCTTAGTTCCGGAGGTGAAACCTTCGGGGCGCTTCATTAGATATAGGTAAAGTACAACGGCAATTAGGATAATTATGGCAATCCATACAATGGTTCTGGAGTTTACCTTCATATTATTCTATTAAGGTGAAACATAAAATTGTGGAATATCTTCACCTTCTTTATACCAAATACCATAATATTTTTCTTGATGTAAATGAAATGTATTCATTATAACATTAACGTGTTCGGATGGTGTATGAATTGCAACAAGAAGATTTGGATGTTCTTGTATTTTTTCATAGGTTTCACTATCGTGTAATTCTTCAAATGTTAATATACTGCATATTAATACCCTTGTATAATGGTTTAAGAATGAGTCAATAGAAGTAGTTGTTTTTGTTGCATCATTGTCCGATTCATATAATGTTGTAATGCTATGATTTGCACTATATAGCAATCGTGTCATTTCATTAACAATCGTATCATTTGGACATATTATTATTGTTTTTGTGATATCATACTCTTGAAAAAACAGTTCAATCCTATCCACAATATCCGTACAGTTTGCTAACATTTAAGAAAGAGTTGATATACATTAGGAACGACCGAAATCCTTAATACGATATGGAGGTTGTTTCATTATCTATATTTCAGGAGGTACATAATAGAAATCTAACTCCGGATGCAAATATGCAAAGGCGTATCCAAGAATTAGTTACGAAATATCCTTGTTTTCGTCCAGAGATGTCATCCCATTCAACGTGGCGCAATTCAAAACCAGCTTGGCGTAATCGTCGTCAACCAAATACACTAAGTGAGTCTCGTATACCTTTGGTACAGAAACGCTTATTTCAACCAATCACAGAAGATGATGTTGCTCGTAAAGAGTTTATATCTTATCTTAATAAACTCAGTATTCAAAATGCCAAACAAATTATTCAATCTATATTAAAAATTCTTCGTCCAAACTATATTCCGCTTTATATTCAACTCGTTTGGGAAATTATGATGGTTCAGCACGATTATCAAGAGTTATATATTGAATTATTAAATGAAATGAAAACAGTATTAGACGAAGTCTCTATTGCAAACGAATGTAAGATTTTATGGGAAGGTTATGTGAATAAGGAGGGATGGTTATTAAAATTACATAAACAACAAGATGCATACAATGATTTTTGTGATTATGTGAAAGAGAAAAAATGTATTTATGGTGCATTAAAAGCATGGATGACATTATTAGACCATCAATGGATTCATAATGTAACACCTCATACATTGATTGGTTATTTATTGAAGGCTATATCAGATATTGTTGCAGTCGCACCTTGTGATAAAGAACAATTAGAATGTTTGTTTCAACAAATATATAACTATATGCGTTATGCAGTTGCAATTGATGATTTTAAGAAACTTTTGTATGATGATTGGGGTCAGTACAATAAAAATTGGAGTCCTTTTGTAAAATTTAAATGGTTAGATATTAAAGAAAGTTACGAACGCAACTATGGATTACACCGACTCCATCGTTAATGCGCTTGAGGTAATGCGCGTAAAAGAGATGCAGGACAAACAACCTTTTAAAGCGAGAGCCTATCAAAAAGTCATCAAGGGAATCAAGGATTTGAATAAACCTATACATACCTTTGAGGATGTGGCTGGTGTAACAGGAATCGGTGAGAAACTTGAACATAAAATAAAAGAAATCATAGAAACGGGTGTATTGGCAAGTGCAGAGAAAGTATTGAAGGAACGTAATGTTGGCGGTATCAAAGAAATATTGGAGGTTTATGGAATTGGACCAGCAAAAGCACGTGAATTAGTGAAGGATGGATTTGATTCGGTGAAGAAATTACAAGAGGCGGTGATAGAAACACCAGATATATTAAACGAAAAACAAACCATTGGTTTAAAATATGTGGATGATTTGAATACACGGATACCTCGTAAAGAGATGGAATCCCACGAAAAATTAATAAAGAAACTTGTGAAATCGGTTGATAAAAGATTACAAATGACCATCGTTGGAAGTTATCGTCGTGAATTGGCGGATAGCGGTGACATTGATGTTCTTATTACTATGCCAAATGATGTTAAAAAGGAAGCACCCAAACTATTTAAAAAATTAATAGAGGTTGCGAGTGAGAAGGAATATCTCATTGAGACATTGGCAAACGGTGCTAAGAAATGTATGGGTATTGTTCGGTTGAGTGGTTCTAAGAAAAAGGCTCGTCGCATAGATTTGCTATTGACCCCTGAGAATGAATATGGATTTGCGGTACTTTATTTCACAGGTTCGGATAAATTCAATGTAGCCTTGAGAAAACACGCATTAACTCGTGGAATTTCATTAAGCGAACACGGATTCAAAGTGGTTGAAGGAGATAAGACAATTCCTGTATTAAAGACGGAGGAGGATATATTAAACTATTTGGGTGTTAAATATGTTGAACCAAAAGAAAGAAAGGGAGATATTGAAGGGTTTTTTCTTTAAGTTTTTTAAGAAAAAAATCCTATGTTATTCATAGAACGATGATTCATCTTGGAACAATTATCATAAACTTGATAGTCCTCGCCCTTGCCATTGTATCACTAACTTATATCCAAAAACTTGAACGCATTGGTTGCCCTTGTGCCGAGCACCCTTACCGTAACTACATCAAGGGATGGTTATATGTTGCCGTAGTTGTATTCCTTGCCATACTACTCATCAACCTTGGTCTTGCCAGTGGTGTGAAATTCGGTAAAAATGTAGCTATGTTACTTGGTGTATTCTACATGCTATTCGGTCTTGCCACATTCGTCTTCTACGTTCTTGCCGTAATGTATGTGCGTTACCTAATGAACGAGAAGTGCAAGTGCTCTGAGGATACACGTCGTACCGTACTTTACTGGTGGAGTATCATTGAGTTAGTACTCATTGTATTCGCTTTCTTAGTAGGTCTATTACTATCCATCAGCGGTGGTCTATTAGCATTCGTCGTAGGTGCTATTAACCCCAAGTCTTTCATGGATGTATCTAAGCACGTAATGTACAGTACCGTAAATCCCCTTGAATCTGCCAAGAAACTAAGTGGAAATATGGGAAAACACTTCCGTACCGTAAAGAGAATGGGTAAGTAAATTATTTTGTTATGTGGATAAAATATTTTGTAAAAAAAGTAATATCCTTTGGAAAAATTATAATTCAAGTGTACGTTTATTGGTGGCTTTGCGACCACCACGACCACGGCGACCAGAACCGAGAAGACCGTTGAGGTCGGTTGATTCTTCAATAATGCTGGTGATTTCTTCATCACTGATGGTACTAATTGTTTCAAACCGATTACTGTTATATGATTGAGGAGGACGGTGAATTTCTTCGTGAATTTGAGCAATCATATCATCTACATCGGTGGAAGGTCCAGTCATTTCTGGTTGATAAGAAGGATTTGTCATAGTTGGGCGACCTGTGCCCATACCACCACCATTTTGAGGAGGTGGAGCGGGTGGTCTAATACCACTCATTTGGTTACCACCACCAGAGCCACCGAAGAGGTTACCTAACATACCGAAGATGCCACCTGCTCCACCACCAGAGCCCATACGTTTAGCGGCGGCATTTTCAAATTGTTTCATTAGTGCGGGGTCACTACGGAGGACATCTTCAACTTCGGGTACTTTACTACGTTTAATCATACTTTGAGTTAAATGGTACATAACGGCGCTGCCACCGAGACTCATTAGGAGACGAAGTTCAGGTGGCATTTTGCTACCAGTTCCTTTGTATTTTTCGTGAAGTTCTTCAAAGATATCGTCATAATCATTAATACCTTCATTGACGTGGACACTGAAGCCATCAAGTTGGACGTCAAATGGGTCAAAGCGATCATTGACATATTCTACGCCACTTACGACGGCGATAAGCATACGACGTTGGAAACGGATACTTGCACCGACTTCTTTTTCACGTTTTAGACGATGGTATTCGCTACGCATTTCATCAAGTTCGCTTTGCATAGTGAATTTTTTTGAGAGACGAATGCCCTTAGATTCAAGGCGTTCCAGTTGATATAGAATTTCTTGTTTTTCTGTTTGTTCTTCTTCAATGCGATGACGTTCACCGGCGAGACGATTTGCCATAGAGTCATCGTTGTTGCGACCACGAGGTGCGTAATCTTCACCAGATTCTTCGGTATATTCACTTTCTTCAGTTCCAGAGAGACTACCAGAAATGGAAGAGTGTAGACTTGCGATTTCAGAATTTACCTTTTTGCGATTGATGAGGAGGTCAGTGCCGAGAGCAGGACCAGCATGACCGATGGGTGGGACACCGAATGAACGTTTAGGAGGGGTACGTTCGTAAGAGAATTCGCTACCTTCGCCAATGGAAAGTACTTCAACATCTGCATCTTCTTTTAGATAGATTCCAGACATAATGATTTATGTTAAGAATAGAAGTTATTATATCTTTAAGTCAATAAACGCAAAAAATAAATGTGGCAAACAGGTAAGATGCGAAAACCCAAACGCAAGGGAGGAGCAGATGGAGATTGTCCTGCTACTGTTGAACAGTTTGTTGATAAATATGCAACACTTATAGGAACATCTATAACTGGATTAAAATTAGAAAAATTAACAACACTTAATAATGATATAACTAAAGCTAAAAACGAAGTACTTAGAAAAGCTAAAATATATTTTACTTATGCAAAAGATTGTTATACACCCAACACTTATGGTAAAGTAGCAGCAGCATTAGAACAAGCAAATGCGGCATTAGAAGTATTTTTTAAATTAAAAAAGATGGCAATTGCAGTAGTTGCAGCAGAAAGAGCAGCAGCAGAAGCAGAAGCAGCAAGATTAGCAGCAACAAGATTAGCAGCAGCAACAGATGCAGATTCAGAAGCAGCAAGATTAGCAGCAACAAGATTAGCAGCAGCAACAGATGCAGAAGCAGCAGAAGCAGCAACAAGATTAGCAGCAGCAACAGATGCAGATGCAGCAAGAGCAGCAGAAGCAGCAAGAGCAGCAGCAAAAGCAGCAGCTGAAGAAGATGCAGCAAGATTAGCAGCTGAAGCAGATGCAGCAAGATTAGCAGCAGCTGAAGCAGAGGCAGCAAGACTAAGAGAAGCAGCAGCTGGAGCAAATCAAATAAAAAAAAATATTAATAACTCAATTGATGAAATTAATGCATTAGATCCAAATAAAAAAGACAAATATACAAAAGAAACACAAACACAAGATAATGAAATAGTTACTGAGAATGAGTTAACAAGATTACGCGAAAGAGAAACATCTATAAATAAAGAAAAAAGTGAATTACGTGAATTAAAAGGAAATTTAGTACGTTTATATGCACGAATCCGTCCTTTTAATAAAGCAGGAGGTAGTATACATAAAAGAAAAATACAATATAAAATAAAGGGAGAAATACATAAAGGAAAAAGGCAATATAAAATTAAAGGAGGAACAGGACTATTATTAAAAAAAAGACAGGATGCTTTACTTAAACAAATTGAGACTTTTAATATAACACAAAACGAATATAATATACATCGTAACTCCAAACAAGAATCAATAAAGACCGATACAAAAAACAGGTATATTGGTGCAGCAAAACAATTAATAAATTTAGATAATGAAGGAAAAAAAATATATGATTATACCAATTTTGATAGAGATAGTACTATAGATAATAATAATATATTTGCAGGTATTATACGTGATGGAAATGGTAATAAAATATTTTATGAGAAATTAACAAATGAAAAAAAAAATGAAGAAGTATCAAATCCATTAAATATTCCAAAATTATTAACTACAGCAAATGTCGTACTATTTACTTACGGTTATTCTGGGTCAGGTAAATCATATACATTATTTCATAATGAACAGAATCCAAATGATACAGACAAAAATAATGGAATTATTTATAGAGTAATAACGCTATTACAAGAAGATAACGAAAATATAACTGAGATTCAAATAGAATCTGCATTTGAATTATATAAGAGTGATAATGTAGGTAATAATAATATTAAAAAAATTGGACAAACTATAAATATAGCATATAAAGATGGAAAACCTCAGTATATAGATAGTGAAAAAAATGATATTGCTAAAAAAGAAAATTTTTTAAAAAGTGCAGATTTTATAGAAAAAACTCAATATGACACTAAATACAATACAAAATACAACATCATAAACAATTTACAAAAAATTATTAACTATGTAAATGGAAATGTTAAATATAAAGCATGGACACCAAATAATCCAGATAGTTCTCGAGGTCATACATTTATTACAATAAAAATAACTTATTCAGATAACAACATTTCTTATTTTACCGTAGTTGATTTAGCAGGTTTGGAAGATGTAGAATATATTAGAGAAAAAATGATGAAGAAACCAAAGACATATGCAGATATTACAACATTATTTACAGGATTAACTGATATCAAAGGTATATATATCGATAATAATAAATTTGATGCTATTA